CACCTACAATAGAAAATGCCCCATCATCACTAATGGCACAGCCTTGCCAATAGGAATGGGAAGTGCTACCGGTGGGATTTCTTTCTGTCCAATTAGTTCCAGTATTGATAGATGTATATACATGACCTCCATATACAGTAACAATTACTTTAGACCCATCTGTTTTACTGCAAGCAACCTGTTTATAAATCACACTTCCAACAGGAGAAACATCACTCCATGTCGCACCTGTATCTATTGATCTGTAAACGCCGCCAACGCCGCCACTTCCCGTGGCGCAACATACAAATATTACCGACCCATCTGCCGATACACTACATCCACGCCACCTCTGTAGGTATGTATTACCAGCAGGTCGTTTTGCCGTCCATGTCGCACCGCCATCTGTTGATATAAAAACATTTTGTGAATAGTAATGGCAGACGCATATAACCTGCCCATCAGTTGATGTATCGCTACCTATCCAGTCTCCTGTAAGGAGACTGTCAAATAATAATGCAGAGCCAATAGACCCTCCCATAACATTCCTCGCTCTGTTAAGTAATTATAGCAGTTACGGACTTCCTGTAGATGGAAAGAATAGGTATAAGTAAGGGTGGAACGGGAATTATATATAATCCTGATAATCCCAAAATATAGGCATATCCTCATTAGGATTATGTTTTACCCAGACTTCTCTTTGCATGGTATCTCCTAACTCTGCACAGGCCCGTATCTAACAGTCCATGTAACTTGAAATATATCACTAGCCGCCTTATTAACAACTGCAAAGTCTTGATATGCGAACATAGCGCCTGCGGATATATGATTAAACATACCTGCTTCCCTAATGGCTATAGCGCCATAAGAAGCACCAAAAGCCGCTATCTTAGTTACAACGTTGCTGTTAGCCGCAGATCCCTGCGCAATAGTATCACATAGTTTTCTAGCCGCCTGATTCTCTAAATGAGTAGATGTTTGAGTTTTACCCCCACTAAGAGTTCCTATTCCGACATAACTAAACGAAGTAAATTCCCATCCACTATTGGCATCCCAGAACGCAATAAGATCGCAGGCGCCATCACATATTTGGTTTGGAATATTCTTATCAAGTAAGATGATCCCGTACTCATTTATTAGTTTTATATTCAATATACCTACTATATCAAAACTATCATGTAGTTGCATAATTAACTAGCTCCACAGGTTAGTGTCCAGATTATTACAATAGTATCTCCAGCGGCTTTATTGACAACTAGGAACGTTGTAAAGCAGAACATAACACCGTTGGATCCAGCATTGAAAATACCAGCCTCTGTCCACGCGCCGGTTCCCACAGCAGGGCCGAACGTGCATGTCCATATAACATCATTATCATTTGCACCAGTTCCTTGCGCTGTAGAGTCTAGTGCAACTCTAACAAGTTCTGTCCCAAGAGTTGTGGCTGCAGAAGAATTTGGCGATGGAGTCCCTGTTCCAGCCGCCATGTGAGTTGGTAGAGTTGGCGACCCTCCTGACATCTTATCGGCAACCATCTCATCACCAAGAACCGTGATAGTGTTACTTATATCAACAGGATCTTGTTTTAGTTTTGCATCTTCATATATACGAGGATCTTTATCAAAGATTAATAGACCAATCTTGCCTTTTAGATCAAACTTATCTCGTATATCCTTAATCATACCCATATATCTTTTATCTGGCTCGTCTAGGTATTCTCTAATATCCATCTTATATCTCCTTGTTTCGCTCTAGTCATCCCTTCGGACTGCGATTTAGTCATTTGTGTATCCTTATAAGGGTCTCCGCCAGTATCCAACGGTCCCCGTCTTATTCTTACCCACTGCACCTTTTTCAAACTCATCTGCTCTTTTCCAGTTGGAACTTTTCTCGGTCTTAAATTAGGGGCTAACATGGTCTATCCTCCTACTGCGTAACATGGTCTATCCTCCTCATATATCCAACACTAATAGAGTATATCTCGGTGTCGCCGAACCAAGCGATTCTAATACTAGCAAACTTACCTCTTAGAGGAGTACTATGCGGAACTGTATATTTTCTATCTGTTGCGGCTATGACCCCAGTAACAAACCCACCTTTCTCATTATATATAGTAACCGTAAAAGCAACTCTAACAGAACACTGAACCATAACACCCCTTATAATGGCTATATCACTATCGCTAGTAATAAGTTTGGTATAACGAGTCTGAACTATTTTAGGGAACGGTGTCCCATCATCAGTTGTCCCAGACAATAAAAGACGAAGAGTATCAGCCCTAGGCTCAATGACGCTATTATCGTCCCTAACCAAGATGCCAGTAAGACCAATACTATCATTAGATTCCCAAGCTCCCGTAGGTAGGTAACATACAAACGTTTCAACTGTATCTCCTATATAGTAGTAGTCGTTTTTTATATATGCCCAACAATCACTTATTAAACCTCTAGTACCCTGATAGTATTGACTCAGATTTACCAACCTATCAGGGGTTATCATATAAACATCACCATCTTGCGCTCTGAATATTAAAGAGTTTTTCCATCCAACCAGTGTATTAGGATAGTGACAGCCGACAGCGACTCTATTCATATTCATAGTAGAGTCTGGTCTCTCAACCTGCCGAATTGGCGTTGCTGTTTCTGGGTTACCAGTCCATTCATAGATAACAGTGTTCTTAAAGATATACCTAGTAGGGCCTATCGCTCCTATACCAGTTATAATAGCACCATCATCTCTATTAACTTCATCATAATTCAGCGTTGGGAAGTACCAGGGCTTACCAGCTTCGCTATAATATATAAGAGATGGGTTCTGCGGATCACCAGCCAAGAATAATCTACTATCGTGCCATAAGGCATATCTGGATACAGGAGGAACGCCTTTTCCAATGTCATCAAACGGGGTACCTAGACTCACATCAGTACTAACAATGTCATTATATATATAACTAGCGGCTATAGCATCCGCCAAGATCCACTCAGCTAATAAATAAAAACCAGTAGGAGTCTCGTCTGTAGCAGGATCCCAGTATATAGTTCTATATATTCTAATGTGAGTAACCTGTGCGTCTATAGTCTCTCCAAGCTCAGGGGAGCAGTCTACATTATTATTTATAGTAACAACTCCAGGCACTGCACCGCCGCATCCAGATAGAGTATACGCCTCCGTAACCTCACTCTCTTTATTATATGGAATACCTTGAGAATAGTATGCAAATTTATATCTAATAAATAAACCACCGCCAGGATTATTTACAGCACACAAAGGAAACGTTTTCTGCGGAGCAGGTATTCCCGCTAATTTAACACTACTACCATCCCATATATAAACAGGATCTACTTTATTAAATAGCCACAGATGATCATATAAATTAACATACTTAAAAGTCCAATTAGTAAAAGTGGAGTCATCTATCTTTACAGCAATCTGCGTTGAGTCCTCTGGTCTAGCGTACCACAAAGCGTTTCCAGTAGAAAAAACAATAGCCTTCCATATAGTAGAAATCTCTGTAGCTGGATCATAAGACTCTCTCTTATACTCACCCAAAGAATGTATAGTTTTGCCAGATATACCCACGCATAAATTAAAATCACAGAGAGTTACCCACCCCTCACGAGCCACAATATTTCCAGATCGCAGTCTGATATTATGAGCATCTCTAATAGTCTCAATAGCTTCCTGCCCTATCCCGACTTGGCTATTAGTTACCATACCTTTATTAAATGGTTTTAACTCTTTCCAGTTCATTTAACGCTCCCGACACTAATTATACCGCCAGATTAGAAGAGACTGCTCATCATCAAAAAACGCCCTAATACACCCAACGCAAGCCTCTATATGAGTAAACCCATAAAATATCAAAGCAGACACTATCTGCATATTAAGTTTTGGAGTCGGAGGACTAAACCTAAACTCTACGTAATCGTTTTTAACGTCTTGAATTACATTACTCGGAAGTATATCAGACATCATGCCGACAACATCTTTTAGTTTCCCATAATCACACTTAATAAACTTATTATCAACAGGCACACACTCTACCATATCACACCATCGTTAGTATTAATTCTAATACCAATCCCTTCGCCGACACCGGGCATTAGATCGTCAAAGTTGCCAAACGAAAACATCTCTGCGTTTGGTATTTGAGAATCTTGCGCCATCTGCATTTTAAGTAGTCTAGACTCCCACCAAATATCAAACATCTGCTGGGAGTATTGTCTGGTCTCGTCCTCCAGCCAGATTTGCCTTCTACAATACTCGGCTATGTCATTGTGCCACCCCCTAGGTAGTATAGGTTCGTCATTATCATTAACTATGTCAGGTATAGTTCTCCAGTACCACATCTGAACTGTATAAATAGACGCAAATGTTGGATAGATCCATAACTCTGGAACGTCATATTTACCCCAAAGATACCAGTATTCTGGAACTCCAGTCTCATCCAAATCAGACGTCAGATCTGCTATTTTCTTAGGGTCAGAATAATTAGCAGGAGTCAACTTCTCGCCGCTATTCCAAAACAACAACTCCAATTTAACAAAATCCATAGGTATCATATAAGACTGTTGCCCTACAACAGAATCAAACTCGTTAAAACCAGAACAAAGAACTCCAAAGTGTTCTGAAATATTATCCTTGCACATATTAATTAGAGTCTTAATACGGGCAGAAGTCCAATAAGCACTATCTTCTATTAATGATTGAACACGATCTACGATCTGATGGGTTAGCATGATAATCACCTTCTTTTATTATTAATAAAACTATTCATAATTCCATGTAATCCGATTTAGCGATAACGAAATAGCGACATGCGATACTCCAAAGGCTCTACCGATCTCTTTTTGAGTCATACCGCAACTATACATATCCTGAATTATTATAACATCTTCTTTTGTTAATTTTGCTAAATTATGTCTGCCTTTTATAACCATATCTCTAATATTATCCTTCTGTGTTCCCAAAAAAGATGATGCGGATTCACACAACCCCTATTATCGCACCTATGCAATACACACAACCCATTTGGTATATGTCCATAGGTTAATTCATACGCAACCCTATGCGCCCTTAATATCCGCAGATCTAAACCAAAAGCTCCGTATCCCTTTCTGTCTTTACTCGCAGTCCACTCCCAGCACTCGTTCTCCTCTTTAATATCAACCTTGCGCCAAAATTTTTCTTCTGTTGTCATCGCCAATCTCCTTTAATTAGTTCCTTATAAAACTGTCGGAAGGTAATAAGGAATTTACTTTTCGTGGTAGCTTGCAACTCTACCACTATCCGACAGGATCTTCTACCCGAAACTCGTTTTAGTCCTAGGTTTTCTCTTAAATCCTGCGATCTTAACATATTTCAACACATAGTCATAAATAGATATGATAGACGGATAACTAAACCCGACTATGTAGGCTATTTTATTTCTATAAATCTGGACTAGTTCCCAAAGTTTAGTCATTTAATACCTTCTCAATTTTCAATAAAAAACTGCCGAATATATTTTTTAACTCAACTAATCTTCCGTGTATATAATATCTCATATTTTCTTTATCTATTAAAAATCTCTGGAAGCTAGATAGAAAATCGCTATCATCTTCAGTCCAATGTTGCAAATTTGTTGTATATAAAAACTCTCTGGCAAATCTATGTTTGATATTAGACTCTATACTAAAACATGGTTTATTATAAGCAAAGGATAATAACTGCCCATGAAATCTATTAGTTATAACAAAATCACATTCAGCGTACTGACTAAACCTAAATGTAGTATCTTCATGATTAATAAATACAAAATCATATCCAGATAAGTTTCTTTTTATAGACTCTTTCCAGTCATCTACCCAAAGAGACGCTACAATTTTATCAAAGATTCCAGAATTATAACCTATAAAAAGCAAAGGATCAGGACAAACAAAGGTCTTAGACTTATCCGCGCCGTAAGATATTGCTAGATATCTATCATTTTCCGTTCTCATACCTATCAAGTCTGCTCGTCCTAACTCAGCTTGCAATATCTCTTCTTGATGATCACTAAATCCTACACTATCATAATCCTGATTAAATCCCGTTGCCATGATTATTAAAGAGCAGGGAATATATTTATACAACTCTGGATCAGTAAAATAAAAAACTTGATTATAGTTAGCGTTATGAAAAATACCACCAGCGCCAATTATAATAGCGTCTGTATCAGCACAAAACTTTTCCACCTCTTCCCTGCTTGATAGACAGGTCCCGTCATATCCATACAAAATTGACTCATGATTGTTAATAGTGTCTATATATCCCTTTAACAATCTTGCAGATTTACGATCACCTATATTCATGTGGTATGCGGCAGATAATATCTTGATCATGTATATATACGCCTTTTTAGATCTGTAAACACCTTACTCCATACCGCCTGATCGCTCTCTTGATACATAGGCACAAAACCAATACTAAGGTAAACCTTTATAGCCGATAGTCTATCTGGATAAGTTACGGCATTAACCCTCTTAAATCCATGATCCTTAAAGTAATGCAACGCAGTTAGACCCAAGGCATAACCTATTCCTTTTCCATTATGACCGCACATAACACCCATCATGTGCTGCCAGCCGAGTTCATTGTCAATCAACACCCAGGCGCATATAGTTCCGATAACCTCACCATTAAACTCCGCAAAGAATATATTATCACCCTTATATTCAACAGGATTAAGCATCTCTCTACGAAACTGATCTCTATTCCATCCATCAGTAAAGGTCATATTTATTACAGATATCCACTTATCCTCTTCGCCATCTTTGTATGTTCTTATAGTATATCCTTCAGGTAACACCACATCGGCAACATTATCCAAATTTGGTCTAGTCATGTGTATAAAAACCATTATTCCAACCCCTTATAAGTATTATTAATAAACTCTCCAAACTCTATTCCATCATAATCGGTAAAGGTGGTAGTGCCAGTTATTTTGTTCAGCCATTGTTTTGCTTCATCAGAAAATAAAGAGCAGGACATCCTTTTCTCAACACCTAAACCCATTCCACCTGCCCAATGTAGTATCTTTACTTCTCTATCAGGGGTATATAATTTATCATTTTCAACTCTTAATCTATTCCACCACTGTCTTGATCGTTCGTTATACCAAACATCCTTATCATCAAGAACCTTAATCCTGACATCTTTACGGTATTGTTCATAATAATGAACCAACTGAACAAATATCCAGTTTTCGTCCATGTGAGTATTAACATCCCAGTCATAATACTCTTTTATAAATTGACTCGACCTAGTTGACCATATACCAGCGTTATAAAATTTTGGTTGAATACTGTGGCTCACGCCAATATCATAATCATCCACAAGCATTTCATCCAATCTGCCCGTAACAACAACATCTGAATCTAGCATAATTATAAGGTCATATCCCTCTGTCAGCATACGGAGATAGCCGACAAAAGTAGCGGTCAACATAAAATCTTTATATATACCAAGTCCACCAATCTTCATCGTTGATATAAGCTTACGCCAATTCTCCGCATAAGCACACTCTACTTCTATGTCTGGATGAAAATACCTAAATGACGCTCTACATCTCTCTGCTAATGGTGCAAAATTATTAGCACATCTTATAACTGCCAAAACCTTCATGGTTTCCTTATTCCTAGTTGTGGATATACAAAATAATGGTTAAACAAAAATTTGTCTGGAAAACTATCATTAATATATCTAGTAACCCCTATCGTAGATCCCCACATATAATCATCATATATAATATACCCGCCACTAACAATTCTATTCCAGAAGAACTCTGTTGCCAATTTTGTTGGCTCATATAGATCAACGTCTATATAAACCAAACTAAACTTATTGTTAGCGACATTCGATAGTGTATCTTTAATCCATCCATCATATACTTGAACTCTATCACCAAATACAGATAAAAAATTAAAGGTCAAATCTTTATTTGCTTTTGTCATCCCTTTGCTAGCTTGAAATCTACCATCTGTATATCTATCATGATCTGTAGGCTCAGATAACCCCTGAAAAGAGTCAAATGCAAAGAGTTGTTTTCTAATGTCCATAACGGACGCAATCAGATAAGACGTCCCTCCTTTATAGCATCCAACTTCCGCAAAATCCCCATACAAAGAGTTACAATATAACGCAACACTATAAAGAGATAGCAACCTGTCTTTTGATAATATAGAGTTGTTTTTTACAGTATCATATAATCTATCAAACTCGATATCGCTAGGAAACATCTATCCACCTCACGATAGAGTTATAATCCAGCGCAGCGTTTCGTTCTGTTATGATAGTTTTATTAAAAGACTGCTTAAATCCCCAGGTTGTAGGATTACCAGAATTAATAAACTCTTCCCAAGTCGTCTGCTTGTTATCATGAGTTTTAGGCACTATGCACACACACTTCCTCCTTGACCACCATGCAGGCATTATCATAGAGCTGTGTGTTCCAACAAAACCAAAAGAATTTAGAATAAGATACAGAGCGACTCTCACAGAATAGCCAGTTAGGTTACAAAACCTATTAGACGTTTCTCTTGGATATTTTTCATGTTTACCACCAACAACTATTACTCTATATCCAGCATCTATAAACCTGTCAGAGAGTTTATTATACACATCAACTCCAACAACCTCTCTATGTTTACATCCAGCAAACGGATGAATTACTATATACTTCCCGTTGCCAATTATAAGATCTGCATGGCACTTCTCATGGTAATCTAAATATATTTTTAGTTTGGATGCGGTATATTTCTCATAAGACATCTCGCCATCTTCTATATTACAGATATATTTATATCCATCATAGTCCTCTCTCCACCATTCTGGATTCTCTGTCGGGTTATGATCCATTAAATCAACACGATCAATATACGGATGATACTTAAATAATTCCGCAACAGTAGGATTATGACACATAGCCTTAACTATAACACTAGATTGCGGGTTTCGTTCCTTAAAATCTTCTAGTCTGCGAAACCATAAAGACGAGAAGTTTATAGAGGTCGGGAACTCTTCTGGTCTATCCCTCATCATTGATTCATAATGATTATGAGGATTTGACATATAAACCTGAATAACATCTCCAAGACCACCGCCGCAGGGAATGTAGGCTTTTATTTTATCGCTAGACATAATAGATTAGACCCCCCATCAGATCCTATAGACTCAATAACAAATCCAATAGACTCCATAATCTCTCGGAGAGTGTATTTATCATATCCCCACTTATGAGAGTCCCAAATCCCCGAATTACCATATAAAGACTCTGCTAATTGCTGACCATTAAGATCGTGTTGTATGGAGGTAGGACACTCTAATACCTTACAATATCTTTTAGATAGAACCTCCATGTCTGGTATCTGTATGTATATCTTGCCTCCGACCTTTAATTTCTTATAACAAGACTCAAGAAACCATCTTTGCTTATCTTTATACAAATGCTCCAGAAAATCTTGACAGTTTATATAATCAACTTCATTAAATGGAATCTCATTTTCTGATAGATCCAACACGGCGTCAACACCATCACTATAAACGGCGTCTATATTCCAAAACCCATCTTTTATATCTTTACCACATCCAAGATTGAGTTTCATATCTCTACCTCCTCAACTCTATATCAAGATATTCCGCTGATTCAGGAGCAAATGCCAGACACTTAATAGTGGATTCATTGGATAGTATTATATGTTCAAACCCAATTTTTTCTAGTGCGTAATGTAGCGAGTATATATCATACAGGCATTTATGATTATCGCCAGGCGAACAACCACTGAATATCCTGAAGTTTAACCACTTATAGATATTCATAGGATCGCTATCGGAAAAAGTATACTCACCATCAGGAAAAGATGATAACTTGCCCTTTAACAACTTACCGTCAATCTGTTTATTATACATATCAATTATGTATCTCAAACTAGGAACTTCAATAAATAGACACCCCTCACCGATTAACATAGTTTTAAGTTGAGACAAAATTGTCTCTTGGTATATCCACTCTATATGTTCTAAAAAGTGTATAGCTCTTATAACATTAAACTGACGATCTAACAATCTCACATCACAATACCGATATAAGTCTTTATCGTAAGGAGCTATACCGCAGAACGCTCTAAGATCCATGTGAAAATCAGGATTAGTGTTCTTATCAATATCTAAACGAAGGAATTTACCAGTATCCATCCCCGAACCAAGATCAAGAATATCATTTTTTTCTAGTGGCTCTACTATATTTTCAAGCCTCTTGTTTATAGCAGAATCTTTTACAATATGTATTCTCATTAGAGATAGTCTCCAAAAGTCTTTTTGACTTTATTATAAATAAATCTAGGAGTAATAGATCTTAAACAACTAAGGTGTTTGCAAGGTAGATACCAGCAAGGTTGCCTGCAACTTCTTATTCTAGAAAATCTATCTATCCATCCTACTTTCTTATATAACAAACGCATCTTCGGATCGGTAGGCCCGAACAATCCAAACGTGGGAACCTCAACGCTACCAGCAAGATGGACGCCGGCGGAGTCTACACCAACCATCAACGTAGCGTTACTTATAATAACCCACATATCCCTTATAGGCATATCATCAAACGTTACAACATTTTTACACCTCCCAAAATACTTAAAACCTCTATCCATAACAAATACATACCCATCATATCTCTTGGCAAAATAATCAACTAACGATTGTCTGTATATATAACTCCTCCATATATCAGCCGACTCCATGTGCAAAAACATATATCTACCATAGTGTTTATAATAATCGGCCTTTTCCAGTTCTTCATCCGAGAATTTCACTTTATAGTTATTAATATCAAAATCAACACCGACTACATTCCCCCAAATCTCCTGACGAGACAATATAATATGCTTGCCGCTAGGTACCGCTTTAGAGCTACCATTGTTATTTATAATATAATATGGTTGATTTTTAGTCTCATACAAAGCGCAGGTATTATATACGTTATAATGTATATCATCACGCCTAGCATTATCTTCTATACACTGTATTTTATCATCTAACCTGGCTCCAGGCGTATCAACTATTGTCAATCCATCTATATCGTTGTAGATATCCAAAAATGGACTAACTGAAAAAATAGTGTGTTTATCATCTGGATATTTAATCATATTCGCAACTATAGCAGGCCGTAACATAACTGCATCTCCAAAACCAGAAACAGGTCTAACGTATATATGAGAAGCAGGGCCTTCAGGCTGACTATATCGTCTCCTAATAGGCAAGATTTCAAGTTGCTCGTGCTCTTCTTCTACAACCTCATTAATCATCATAGCATTGTTACGCCCCATAATACCTCTAACTCCTCATTTCCAGTTATAGTCCAAGCCGTCGGCAACGTCTGCCTGCATATCAAATTACCGCCAGACAACGCATCTAACAAACCCATTTCATATATACTATAAGCGCCAGAACCTAACACAACACTTAAATAGGCGTCTATTAAATTACCAGTTATAATAACCTCTCCAAAAACAGTAGGGCCTGCACTAAATACAGAACTAAATGCTACTCTATAAAACTCGGAAGTTAGCGCAAGATCCTCGGTGGATGCTATATCTGTCCCAATACCAAACGCTACATGAGAAAACCAATAGTTTGAAGAAGCATTATTAGCGCAGTGGCTAGCAAGCCTATGTTTCCCAATAGTGGTCACTACGTTAGGAACATAGAACTCTTGCTCATTTTTTCTCAGGACAATACCGCCATAAAGTTTTATTCTATCAGATAGTTTCATAACTCAACAGTGTCCTCATCTTCCTCTACTCTCCTGCGAGTAGCAGAACTATAAATACTGCCAACCATCTCTCTGGCTTTCATTCGCTCTAATATCACAGAACCTTTGATCGGGGGTATATCAACATATTGACACTCTTCTTGTTCGGTTAGACTTTCAACAGATATCTGTATAAAAAACATCTGAATCATCGCTGCTCCCCTAAGATATACAATAGACCCGTCGCTATTAAATAGAGGAAATCCTTTCCATGCGTCTATCGGAGCATAATCCAACTCATCTAACCTTGTATGAGTTACCCTCATTTTTTTTGTTGGATAGTATATATCTGGATCTATTTCTTGTGGGGGTCTATTTATAGCAACATGCAAAACCCCATTATCGGTACCTACCTTAATTGGTCTCTCCAAATATAGCGGTATTGCTATTATCTTTTTTAGACCTTCTAACTTAATCTCCTCTCCAAAAAGATCTCCTACATCAGTAGATCCCATCTTTACTATTTTACGTTCTGGTGTAGAATACTGATCCTGTTCAACCAGATCTTGAATACTTTGTATAGCTGTTTCTGACATATAAAAATTCCCCCTGATAATGAAATAGCCCGCCGAAGCGGGCTAGTTAGTTTAACTATGAGTTTGTAGTATAGACATAACGTCAATATCGGCAACAAACATATCGCTAACTGAATCTGCAGCTAGAGCGACCACGGCTCTACCCACTATCAGATCTTGATTGTTGTTAGCAGAATAGTTGACCCTACCAGTATCAGAAATAAGTGCCTTATTTACAGTTATAGCGGTTGAGGCTTTCCCCAGCAAACCAACTCTACCTTTCAATAAACACCAACCCCAATAGTTATCAGCTATACCATCAGGCGTAAGCACAACACCAGACGCAGTTGCTCTTGTAGTCCCTATGGCCGCCGCTAATATATTAGCACAAGAGAACACATAAGCCGTGTCCCCATTAGCGGGCGCGACTGAAAACGCAGGTTGGACGGTTATTGATGTAGTTGTATTTTTAACAATTTGCCTAGTCTCACCCTCTGGTGCAGCTCCAACACCGCCACCATCATCAATAATAGTAACATAATCACCAACAGACTCATTTGCAACTGTAGGTCCTGCCGCAAACGTAACGGTTGTTAGCGATCCACCTGTAACCGTAATAGATCCAAGTTCATACCATCTGGTAAAGGCTCCCTGAGCTAACGCGCCCGCGCTTCTGTTACAAAGGAGTGCAACAAAAACAGGACCAAACGCTAGAACGGTATTTTTCAACTCTCCAGTGTATTTTGCCAAATGGCAATTTACATACTTCATCATCCCAGGAGCTATACCTGCAGGTCCTGGAGTTGACAAAGACTTTAGATCGGCATCAGAATACGTTTCCCATAACTTAACTGGCATCTCTTCTTGTAGATTAAGAGATGATACGTAGTAAGTCTCGTTATTCATTTCAATCCTCCATAAAAGATCTATCTGGATTGTAGTGTTAACCGCAATTTAATACCCCCACGGATAACCAAATAGACCCATATTCAATAATAATCTATGCCCAAGCAGTTACAGTTGGATATACTGCCTGCTTCCTAAAGTTCTTGCAAATTAACTGTCCTCTAACAAACATAAATTTTGCACGTGAAGGTTGATTAAATGGTTCTTTCCAATCAGACCATATCCACCAAGCCCCAGAGTCAATAACCATGTGCAGATATCTCTTATTAATAAGTCTTATCTCACCACCAGGTGCTCCATTTACAGTAGTATCGTAGATCCAAGGAGCCCCCATAAGAGTAGCTCCTCCATATCCCCATTTAATTACCTTATCGTCGACGGCTATTTCCACTTTAGACCCATATACAGGCCAATCAACTGCATAGTACTGGTAGGTCTGTTGATCTGATAACCAGAAACAATCGCCAGCGTTTTCACCTTCTTGTGTAGAGTTCCACCCAGTAACAAGGATCCTGAGTGCCGTAGGGATACCTCGTCCTGTTCCTGCATTAATAGCTCCAAAGGCCCCAACGCCGCTAGGCGCTCCTCCAACAGTATCTGTAGGAAGAGGACCGTATGTAGCCCCATCCCAGTACCAAGGTTTCCAGAAACCAGAGGCGGCAAGGCTTCGGTCATATCCCATAATAGTTCCAGTTCTTGGATCATTAGGAATAAGTCCCGTAATGCCCATCATATTGAGTCCGCCTCCACCTGTTCCATCTCCCCATATCATTGTTCTAAAATCCTCTCTAGCGTCCTGTATGGTCGCATCAACCCTCGATTTTAGAATTGATATAATAGCATCGGGACCTGTGTTCTGCCTCTCTTCCACCCAGCTTATTCTAACATTAGCCAAACACTGTTTGAACGTCGCAAAAGCCCACTGCAGCACTGGTTTTCTTTGAGGATCCACTGTGGAATTATCACCAAAAGCAACAAGACCATCAGTCTTGCCAGTTCTCAGCGCTATCTTTATTCTACGTCCACCATTACGTTTTACGTTATACGGGTTATCCATCATCATACGACCCACGCCCCATTGAAGAGCGACCTGGTCAAATACCTGCGTAGAAAGATAACCGTCCATAGTGGCAATTATTGCTTCGTCGGTTATAAGTTGCGTAATATTCTCGTTAGCCATTTTCCATCTCCCCTATATTATTTAGTTTTTAATAGTTTTTGCAAGGCAAGCGTTTTTATTTCATCAAAACTAGGCAAAGGCTTACCCTCTCTTCTTTGCTTCAGAACAAAATCAGTATCTAACACAAGCTGCTGCTGATCTGCTCTAGAGCCTGTTCCAGGTGATAGTGGAGATTTTTTCTTGTCGGTTATTCCACCTTTAAGTGGAGCCCTGACTTTGATTTTCTCAAATGCTCCGGCAGCATAATACGCCTGCTCTGGAGTCAACCCCTGTTTTATAAAACGCTCTATATCAGGTGCAAAAATACTAGGGTCTGGCAGATCCAACCCTGTCCTCTCTTTCTCAGATTCAACGTAATCTTTCAGACCATCCATACGATCCTTTGCAATATTTGTTCTCATCGTCTTTGTAATAGGCCCAAGTTCAATTTGGAGTTCTTTCTTGACAGTCTTTGTAATCAACCCCACCAGGTCTCTCATACCCTGCGCTTGGTCGCCATATTTAGCAAACACTTCATCATCTGAGGTACCGTTAATATCTGAACCCTCGTCCGTCTGATTGCGTGACTTACCTAAAAAATCAATAAATTCAGGTCTACTAGCCAGCTCATCAAACGCATCTGCCTTATCTCTTATAATCTCAAGTTCCCTTCTCTCTTTTGCCAAAGCCTGTGTTTTCCTAGTATAATCTGCCTGCATTTGTTTATACCTAGTCTGCTCTGCAGGTGTTAAACTACCAGGATCTGCATCGGTAAAAGACTCCTCTTTATCATCATCTTCAACAGAGTCATTAATATCCTCATCTTCGGCTGTATTAACTTCTGTTACATCTACTTCCATTTTTATACCCTCTCAATATTTACATTTTTGAGTCAGAAATTTATTTCTAAACTCCAATAATATTTCTAGTAATAATAAAAACAATAACACCAGATATAATAGTAACTATAAGACCTACCAACGTTACCATTGCTGTTTTCCATAGACTATCAAATTTAGACTCAATAATTGAAATTCTACGCTCTATATTGGATACCTTTTCACATAAAGGCCCTATAACCAGCATTTTTTCTACTATATTAGCCGTATCATCCTTTATATTCAATAAAGTTTTTTGTATAGTAGACATTCTCTCATCGCAAATATCTTTATTAACACCAATCTCATCTGGCATAACGCTCTCCTATATTTTAGTTATAATTACTGGTTGGACTGGAGACAAAATCCTAATACAAATCCGTGCAGTTTTGCCAGATCCATTAGTAATAGAATACAGTCTCATATATCTCCATGCGCCAATACTAAACTCACTGATGCTACTAACCTCGTTAGCTCCATTAGACGCAAGTGTTATATTAAAAGAGGCCTCAACAGTATCAAATAAAACGTCTACCAGATTATTTCCAACCAAAAATTTTGCAACCACATTGCCAGTAGCTCCGGCCTCTCCAGTTGTTGACATCTTAATTTTAATCTTATTGTTGCCAGCTACATCAATCCACCCAGAAGCATACACAGTCTCTCCTGCTCCTGCAAAGTCCACATAGTGAGGGGATCCAAATAACTCAACCTGAGAAGTCCTTAATTGAGGCGGCAGTCCCTCATCATCACCATAAATAACTACCTCTGGAACGCCAACAGACCCAAAATTAACCCATAAAATATTTAACCTACTCAAAGATATACTCATTGAAAGCCTCCTTCGGAGTTTTCAAGAAGACTCATAGAGATCTTCATTTATACCACCTCATTTAGTCCTCTACTATAACGTCCTTTGCTTGTGTGTTCTTAATAGACTCATAATACTTTTCACGCTGTTCATCTGCATATAAAGGCCTACTAACTTTTGATACAGAACTACCCATCATAGGTTCAAGACCTTTTTCCCTCATCTTATTATGTAAATCCTGTCTATTCTTATACCTAACCCCTGCACTTACATTAAACCCTTCTCCAAGAGAATCCATAACAAGACCTATACCAGAAAACTCAGATCTATAATCTCTATCTTTATCAACAGACCCGCACTTCGGACACTCTGCTGAGTGGTCTCCATATTTAGCATAAGTCTCAAAATGCTCTCCACAAGATTTACATATATAGAGATAATTTGGCATTAATTTTCAATTCCTTTAATTGAGATGAAGATTGTTCAATCTTCAATCTCCAATTCCTTTAATTGAGATGAAGATTGTTCAATCTTCAATCTCTCTGTTACCAATACCTTGTTCTTGCCTATTCCCTGGCTTACTAACATTTTGATCACTCTGTTGCGCTCTCGCTGGAGTAGGTTTACCCATAGGTATACCCGGCAGTATCAAATTATCAGTATACTCTAAGTTTAGAGCGTCCATAAATATTCTACCGAACTCGACTGGATTAAGAGGCAATCCGCTATTAAGTAAAAATGTTAATTTCTGCAATCTCTCATTATTAGCTTCCATAGCTGATTCACCATACGATAAAACGAAACGAGAAGGATCGTATGGTTGCATCAATCCGTCAACAACATCGGCTCTTATACCAGTCATTTGTGCCACCCTAGCAGGTTCGTACTCTATGGATACTATATATAATAGTTTCTCCATAACTCTAGACGCAAAAGACTCAAAAAGCTCTAACCTCATAGCCATTTTAACATCAGCTGAACCTTTTAGAACATTTACCTCAAATGCGGTCTTTGCGCCAACATCATGTTCCCCCATTTGAGATCTAGTAACCCCAGATATAGATCTTATAGTTTCCTCTTTTAGTGCAATAGCTCTATCAAATACAAATTGCTTAGATGATATTCCAAGATCCATAACTTCATAAGATCCAGTAGGGGGTCCTGCTATACCTATAACGCTATCTGAAGATGCCTCTAGCTTTTTTATCATATCAGCCTTCCATAGAGCTTGATTATAAAGCACCTTCGTAATTCCTAACTTTCCTAGTAAAGAATCCAACGCTGAGTGGTATTTAGATAATGATTTAACGTGTTGATAGATTTTTTGTGATACAGATGAACCCCATATTTTCATAGGTCTATACCCAAAAGCCAGTCTCTCAAAAGGTATTATAGGATATAAAACATCATTATCATAAAGAAACTCCCCGGCACCACTATCGTATGACATTATTTTCATCTTAGCATTAATAAGATCATGTATCTCCTGTACCTTAACATATTCCTTCTTCTTCAGAAAATCAAAATTACCAGTAGTGGTGGAATACAAATCTTTTTCAACTAACGATGGCTTCAGTCTCTTAACAACTTTTTTATCATATAAATCATTATCCTCAAACTCTGAAATGTGTTTCCAAACCTCATGTATAAAAAACCTCTGCTGAGACCAGTCGTCTATATGATAATCAGGATAAAACTCAAAAAGTTTAGTATGGAGGGCGAAGGCGGACTCGCCAACATCAACAAAACCTCCGCTTCTTGAAGATGATGACATGCCCGCCCTCCATTGGGCGTCCTGTATGAGTGGAAGTAACCAATAGCCCACTTTGACTAGACCATCACCTAGTACAAGAGTGTCAAATACAGTTCTTATAAACTGATCTCTTATATTATAATGCCTTAAAATATATTTCGCTATATACTCATATATAACCGCTCTATATATATCTTCCTCGTTGACAGCTCTGACCTCGACAGATCCAGGTTTCAGTATTATATTTGGTATGATAGTCTCTACTATAGATGATAACTCGTTAATTTCTATAACATCAGACTTATCTGCATTTTTTCTACCAACAAACAACTGGTCATCTACTGCGTTATAATATTTAACCCATTGCTGTTCGATATCTCTACGACTATCCACACAATTCCGATATATTTCAGTCCAATATGCGTACTCTTCTTCTTTAGTTAATCTTAAAACACCCAATTTTCTATACCCTTATTTCGCATCTCATTAAGAATTACCATAGGATTAAACCCTTTAACCTCGCCACTCTCTATCTTCGGAGCTATACTTTCTGACTTTGGCGCATTAGCCGCATATCTAACAATGTCGCTAAAATGCTTCCATTTATCATTGGCTTCTTTCCGTTTTGCAGAAGCGCCGCTCTGTTTAGCCCACTCATGGTTCTTTAACGACTCCACAGTCCTTTTACACCTACTAAAAATGTGTAAATGATCATTCTGGAATAACCACGCTCCCTGTTGAAATCCAACCAAAACATCATTATCGGCCGGGATACATGCCATTCCTTTGGCATTGAACTCGGCTACTATCCTGGGATCCTCTGGGTCTATATAGACTGGAATAAAATCTGGTATGTCAGCTCCATACATAGCTTTTCTTCTGGCTAATATATCTGCTATATGCTGATCATAAAGTGTTCTATTGACATAATACTCATCAACTATAAAGTGATCCCCAGCGGGATCGGTTACCAGAGCCGCCCATCCAAATAGACCAGAGAACCCAGGGTCTATAATTTCTATTCTATTCCACCAACTAGGAATATCAAACGAGTCTATAACGTGCACTCTAGGATCAAAACAAAAATCATTGATCCATATAGCGCCAGACCATCTAACGAAATGACCTAAGACCTGCTCCTCAAAGATCCTGGGCGGTGTTTCCGCTTTCATTTTTACTACATCTTCATTAAACCCATAAACATTTGCAAAAGCAGGCCAGCATAATGAAAGATAATCTGGATCGTAAGGATACTTCTTTGGATCTATTTCATAAAGTGACCGCCATTTACTATCTAGCGGAAGTCCTGCTAGAAATCTAGGATACAACCAGTCGTCCTGTCCCTGCGGGGTTGTGGGACATATAACCTCTGCTTTTCTGGATGCCATAGTTCCTATAATAACCTTATTCCATATACCGTCCTCTCCACCTATATTATCCATCAGTCCGGTCTCTGATAAAATAATTAAGTCATACTCTTCGCCGTGCCCAGATTTTTTTGGCTTATCAAAAGATACAACCACGCACTCAGAACCAATATCAGTCTTGATATGCAGATTCCCGCCCTCTTTATTATCCCCCACGTCTACTATGCGCACAGGCGAGTTCTCGTGCATTAAATCTGCCATAATAACTCTGAACTCTTTGTATCCTAAATCGTAGGACGGGCATCCTATCATTACCTTATACGGACCTGCTATCATATAAGCAGCTGCCTCGTGCGCCGCCCACTCCGTTTTACCTCCACGACGTCCTGAAATAGTAAAACGATAACGAGCTGCTGAGTTTTCCGCAGCCCTATAACGGGCTGGTTGGCTCGGGGGATGTTGTGTCTCCAGGTGAGAATTTGTAGACCCGGCTTTTATTATTTCTTCCAACCAGCCCGGATGCCACGAATTATGAGCGCACACCTGATATTGATGAGGCGTATACCCTATAGCGTTAAAGAAAGACCACCGAATCGCCGCCACTGCGCGCTGGCGAGCGATAGATGGATCAACTCGGTCTATTTTTCCCGTCTTGCCAAATTTTATCTGCAATGTTTATAGTAAACCCAAACGCAGATGCGACCCCTGATAAAAGGAACGCAGTCGCTGGATCTACCCATCCTTTCGCTACTGTAAAAGTAAGAACTGTTCCTATACAACTAAATATAGTAGCCTTTTTACCACGTAAAGCGTCAAGTACTCGGTATCGAATCGGTATTCTACTCATCATCCACCTCTTTGAACTCAGCCTCTATCATATTTGTTAGTCTTCTCTCCTCCTCCAACAGAGAAGGTAAAGTAAGTAACGCAGAATACATATTGTCCCCGTTTTTGTCAAGATACGATTTGATAACATGCTCAACTGAAACTTTTTGGTTTATATCGAGCTGCCGTGGGGCAGGAGCAACTTTCTTATTAAATAACTCTGTAAGAGATGTGTATTGCTGATTAGACATAGTGAAACCGCCTAAAGTGGATGCGAGGAGTATTTTTTCAAGATATGCGGGTATGTCATCCCTATACTCAGACGGAATGAGATCAGATAAAGAGGACACCGCATCATGAATTTCAGATGGAGGCGTCGCTGATTTGGCACTTTTGATGGGAACTAACTCTAAAATCTTCATTTATTTCATCCCACTGAAAGCATAAAGTATTTTGTATCTCGTGGATTTGATAATGCTTTACATATAAATTCAACATCATAGTATACCTTCATTATCATTATACCATATATAAAGTATAATGTCAAGAAAAATCTTGTTGACAGAAAGTAAAGAGTAAGGGGAGGCGAGGGTAGCCCCGGGGCACCAGTGGGCGGAAAGAGAGTATTTCTCCCTTTTCACGTTAATATGAGATAGTCAAGTCGAGTTCGACTATCTGTCAAAATCTTTAATCTCTGACAAGTTGAGTTCACACTGTGTGTCAAAATCTTTAATCTCTGACAAGTTGAGTTCACGCTGTATGTCAAAATCTTTAATCTCTGACAAGTTGAGTTCACGCTGTATGTCAAAATCTTTAATCTCTGACAAGTTGACATATTGCAATCTCATTATATTGAAGAGCGTCAGTTTTCTGTCAGTATACTGTCAGCATTATGTAAAAGATTTTCCTTGACAAATGTTTGACTTTGTGGTATAATGAAGGCATACGAAGAAGAAAATTTTAACAATTAAACAAGAAAGGAATAGTAAAATGATGGAATTTAAGAACATAGATAATGATGTATTTAATGACGTGCTACTGTCGTCAATCAGACCGCATCCCAAATTGAATTTTATCCTTAATCCGAAAGTATGTGATCTTATAAGACGTGCTATGCAAAAAGAGGGCTTTAAGGGTTATCTCATGGTTGAAAAGAAATCACGGTTTATCATAGCGGGATATGCACAATATCACGTTGCTCAGGAATTAGGGATTAGAACTGTGTCCGTGATGGAGATAGAGCTTGAAAGTCCCCTCATAAAAGCCTATTTAGAAGCATATCATTTAACTAAGGAGGATTTTGATGATTGGATTGAATGCCCCTAAGTCGGGGTCTAATATGTATAATAACTTTTATACATTAAATCAGATAACGGGATGCAGTCATCCCCTTCAATTAAACAAGAAAGGAATAGTAAAATGAAAAAAGCAAGGTTAAGAACATGTATAATTTGCAACCAGAAAAGTATGACTTTTAGCAAGGTCAAAAAATTTGTATGCAAAAATTGCATACAAGGGGATAGGGTAATATCAATTTACTTACAATTATTACCAACCCTTAAACAAAAAGGAATAGTAAAATGAATGACATAGACAGGCTTATAATCAGATCAGGATATAAAATTAATAAGTGCATAAAATGTGATAAAACATTTATTGCAGTGATGAGTAACAAAAAATTCATTTGTCAATCATGTAGGAATATCATGCCAAAGCAATATATGGGAAAGGAGTAAAGCGAAATGAAAAAACTTGGGATTTTAACACTGGAGCTTGGGTATGATGAACTGGCTGGTGAAAAATACCTTGAAATATCATTTAGAAATAATGATGGTATTTCTGACGGGTACTCATGCTTGAAATGGGATAACACTCTTGATGAGAGCGATTTTATTATCGGCATGATTGAGAATGCTATACCGATAATAAATGCGAACTGGCTAGTTGTCAATGATGAATTAGAAACACTGCTTATCAAAAATGCAGTAAAAATGTACTCTGATTTTGATGCGGATCTGCATCATAAAATCAGCAGAGAATTTCTGATATACGACACTGACAAGCGATCGTATTTTGACGATTAAACAATGATTTTCAACAATAAACCATGCAGTATCACTATTGCATGGTTTTTTTTATGTCTTCAATCATGCCATATAAATCAATAAAGCATACATGCTATAATACATAGCAATATAAAATGATGTCTTAAAATGCCATTATGATTGCCCTTATATGCAAATCTTGTTATGATATTCTATAAAGTGGGATATGTCAAGAAAAATGCTATACTGATAAAATGCGATGCAGTCAAAATATCGAGTTGGCAAGTCGCAGGAAAAATGTTGCCCCGGACGCCCCATAATTAAAAATGAATTAAGTCACTTTTGCAAGGCATGGTAGACATTATGTTAAACCTTATCACTTTTGACTGATTTATATATAACTTTAACATAATGTTGACAGTAAATATATATCTTACTTAAAAAAAAGTTGTAAACTTTAACATAATGTCGACCGTCTAAGATTTTGACATTTTTCCTAAAAACGGTCTTGTAAACGCATAGTATACTTTATTATACAATTTGGCATGTTTCTTGCGATCACAAGTTTTATGCCAGGTGATTTTACTTGACGTAATTGAAAGTAATCAGGAAAATTATTATGGGGCGTATGCTTTATCTTGACATTTTGCTAAAATCAGGAAAAAAGTGTATCATAATGGAACTTTAAGCCTTTACAGCAGTAAAACCCTACACTGTATCATAATGGAACATTTTGTTATTTTCTTACAATTTGTCAACATAACGATACGCCCCATAATAAAATGGTTGATAGTGCAACGATCTTGCATTTTCATATATATGCGGAATATCAAAAATGTTTTTGACATACATACTTTATCATATACATGCCATGAAAATAAATTTAAAAGGTTAGCATTTTTAATCATTTTTCTCTTGACAAGCATTAGTATTTATGGTATAATATACATAATGAAGCATGTCATCAAATTCTACTTATTATGCTTTATGTAAGTATGTGTATAAAGCGTAATAAAACATTTTACGGAGGATATTAAAATGTCAGAACCCAAAGTGTCGCCTAGTGTAAACATAAGCATATCTGACGCTGATTATGCACTGCTGATGGCGGGTCAAATTCCACTTGCCTTGCAGGAGAAACTGCAACTGATCAAGCTTGAAAAAGACAAAAAGCAAGCGTATCTTACCTTGCAAGCAAGCGTGCAGTCGCTTGCAAATGCGGTTTTATCAGAGTTTCCCCAGTCAATTCCTAGCGTGATCACGTCAATAACCTTTAAGCATGTTTTAATGGATGCAAAAGCAGAAAGAACGTCAAATTTTCTTACTTTACCGATCAATGAAGTTCTTAACAAGACAACATCAATTCCTTATGTCAGCGATGATATACTAGGACTGGTGGAGAAACTTGAAGGAGCCCCGAAACAGGTCAATCAGTTTTTTGCCGATCACTTCGGCGCCGAAAAAATTGAGAGTATAAAGCAATTAATTGCCTTTACACCGATCAAAGTTATTCTTGAAGAGTTGCGCATGTCGGATAAAATTAAAACATTACTCCAGTCCATTGACATTCCAGTAGCTAGCTTTATTTCTATCACGTGGAAATATGGCAAAGTTGGCGAAAATGCGCCATCATGGACTGCTGATGTATATTGTTCTGATAGCGCTAGAAAGTCAAGTTCAGCTCCAAAGGTGCAATCCGAAAACGGTACACGCAAGAGAATGACGGTGTCGCTGAACGGAAAAAGAATAAAGGTCGGCGACGTGATCAGAGATTTTCCTGCTGATAACCCACTAAGAATTTGGCATGACAAGCATGTCAATAATCCCATATACATTAGCGGCGCGTCATATTACGCCAATTCTCCAAAGTCAGTCGCTAGTCTAGGGCATGATGTTTATGTGCAAGCTTTAATTGACGCAGGTTGTACTATCGCTGAATAAAGTCATAGCATTTTACAAGTTAAAATTCCCTTGATATAATGTCAAGGGAATTTTTCATGTCAATTTTCAGTATGTTGACTTATAGCAGATAGTTAATTATACTTGAGTTGACAGTATGTTAAACTTTATACAATTCCTGTATAACAGTATTTTATTACTTTATACAATTATGTGTATAACAGTATTTTATTACTTTATACAATTATGTGTATAACAGTATTTTATTACTTTATACAATTCCTGTATAACAGTATTTTATTACTTTATACAATTCCTGTATAACAGTATTTTATTACTTTATACTTAGTCCGCAACTTTCTTAATCCTGAAACTAAGGGGGAACTAAAATGGAAACAAAAAAAGCGAGTGATCTAATCCTAGTTAAGAAGACCGAGAAAAAACAGAGACGAGAATTATTGTCTTATAAGACTGAATATAAGAAAAAATTTGATATGTGTAGTCAACTTATTTCGGAGAAGAGTTTTTTACTAGATATAGTTGATACTTTACAAAAAGCCAACAAAGAGCTGCGAGATACTGTTGAAACTAACTTAGAGTGCGTTCTGAAAAACAGCAGAAACCACTCAACCGATGATGTTTCAGACATATTTAGAATTATCGTGTCAGAACTTAAACTGTCGAAGATGATTATGGACGAAGAAGAGTTTTACAAAAACATTATGACAGATTAAGACGAAAATCGGTTACGGCTACCAGCGTAGACGTAACCGATTCGACGTGTATTGCACGTCCTGACGAGTCTTGTTTCGTTGGCGTATACTTAGTTCGCAACTTTTCAGTTTCCGAAATAGAAACGGAGGAGGAAGCATAATGAGAAATAGACTTTTTATATCTTATGACTATGGCAGGGCAATCCACCTGCTTGCTGAGGTTGTAAGTTATATGCAAGACTTACATCCTTATGGCATCACATACTACTTCTATACTTTATGCGTAGCAAACTATGACATAGTAGATGAGATAAGTTATCTCATGTGGAACTGTGTCAAGGAGACTGCAATATTATGAATCTACTAACAACGGGAATCTTCATGCTGGAAACGGGGCAACCTCGGCAATGAAAACTCCTTGAGTTTTCTTGAAAAAAGGAGTTTCTATGGATACTTTATTCTTTTTTATCTTTGTTATAGTATTTGTAGCCATAATTTATTGTGGCACAAGGGGTCACGGTGCATGAGAAGGGGATAAAGAAAAAAATGAAAATAGAAGAAATAGAACAGGCTATGCTAGATAAAAATATTAATTGCGTGGCGAATAGAATATTGTATGATGTTACGCTGGTAGGCGTAACCGATGCGACCAAAGGTATTGCATTACTTGCGCTAGTGCAGAGCAAAACAATATCTCAAATAGGAAACTGCCGTAGATGCTGGTCGTTACCTGAAGATCGGCTTGAGGAACTAATCATACAATATGCGATAAAAGAAGATAAAGAGTTTCAAGAAAGCTCAAAGGAGTTTTTTAATGAAAGCGCTGGCTAAACCAATAGGTAGTACGTCTAACATTGCTATTTTAGGAGCGCAGCCTTCTTTTCTAAGATCTATTGATAACTCTGGCTGGCGTGTCTCGAGATGGGCTTATGAATCTAGACCATATAGAGATACCATACCAGAGTTATATAATAATGAGTATATAGAGATTCCATATCCATTACTTTATAGGCTAGCTAGGAATGGTATAAGCCAAAAGATCCAATGGACTCCTGGGGCATGGGCGGTATATACCAGCGCCCTAGAGCGACACGAGAACGTAGCAAAGATAAAGAGGATGGACATGGATTTTATCCACTCTTTTTTATTGCAAAATGGAGTTGATCCTGCTGTATGCTTAGTCCGAGCGAACTCGGCAGATGTAACATCTGGCAAACCATTCAGAGACCACCAATACCAAGCGTTAGCTCTGTATATTGCAACACAAGGCAGGTGCGCTAATTTTGGACAGATGAGGACTGGTAAAACACCGCCGACTATACTTTATGCGTATATGCAGGTAGTCCAAAAGAACGTAGATTGTGTTTTAGTGGTAGTTCCTAATCATATCAAATGGATATGGAAGGAAGAAATACTAAAAGTACTACCAGACTGGGTTTCCAGTTTGACGGCAGTAGTGGAAGGAACTAAAAGTAATAAGCGTAATACATGGAACAGCTATGAGATGTTCTATATAGTTAATTATGAGTCTTTTAGGGCAGATATTGATATTGCGACTGAAGTGTTCAAAGATAAACGGGTTTTACTCATACTAGATGAGTGCCACGCTATAAAGAACGCAGATACTAAACAATCTCGAGCAGCCAGGTCGTTTCCATCTGAGCAAGTTATACTTTTATCAGGCACTCCTGTAGCTAATAAACCACAGGATATATTTATACCAGCTCAATTAATAGCTCCACACCTGCTAGCTTTTAGTGAGGCGCATTTCAAGTCCGCATGGGCTTATACTGATACTTATGGAAACGTCAGAACCTACCGTAAACAATGGTTCCGTAAAGAAAATGGGACTTGTATATCCGCTCTTGACGAGATACATAGTAGACTTGCGGTAGTTTCATGCCGCGTTTTGCGCAAAGATGTTGACTTGGAGATAGGTAAGATAATACAACCTCAAATGCTAGAGATGAATGAACAGCTTAAAAAAATATACGAGCAGGCTAAAGATCAATTTAGGTTAGAGCTTTCTTCTTCTACAAACAAGACAAGCTTATTTATTTCTAGTTTTCTTGCTCGGATTGTTAGGCTGCAGCAGTTGACGGATGGGTACCTACCAAAATTAGGCAAAGATGGGACTATCGAGAAATATCTTTGGCTAGACTCTGAGTTCAATATACCTAATGCAAAGATACAGTTTATTGATAACTGGGTAGATGAGTATCTTGAAGATGTAGAGAAGTTAGTTATCTATTCTCGTTTTGTCCCTGTGCTAGATAGACTTTATTCAAGATATAAAAAGCATGGTGCGCGACTAATATATGGGCAGACCTACAAGCATGATATATCCCGTTTTATGGCGGAATTTAAGACAGACCCAGAGGTAAGGGTTATGCTTTGTAATACGGTATGCGCAGAAGGAAAGGATTTTAACCCCTGTAATTTTGTGTTCTTTTACGATCGTGTATGGGGATTAAAAGATAATACTCAGGCCGAAGATCGTGTTACTGGTATGTTGCAGACTAAAGAGAGCACTATAATGCCTTTAATTATAAAAGATACCATAGATCAGAAGCTTGAATTTGTTGTTTTGCCTAAAAAGCGTGCCGACGCTGCCAAGATCGAAGATGGCGTTGGCGTATCTGAGTCATATACTATGGAAGATTTATATGACTTACTATCATAGACTACTAATAATAGTCTACTATTTAAGGAGGGTTATCATGGATCAAACAGCCAGAAGGAAGATTTTAGCTACAACAAAGAAAGTAGATTTAATAGACCACATACTATCATTGGAAAAAATTATTGTGTCTATATCTATTCAGGATCTATGTTTTGGGACTAACGATCTTGTAGTTATTCATATCGGAAAGAAAGGCTCTGGCTTAGAGTACACTTATGAAATTACCAAAAAGGAGTGTTAAATGGATGAAGAGTTGAGCTTAGATTTCGATTGTAAATGTGATATGTGCCCAAATAGCGACTTTGAGTTAAAATTATCAATAACTAAACACCCAGACGGAAACTTTGGGATAAGGATAAAGACTGATAACTCAACAGCTTGCGGTATAGTGCTATCTCCAGCGGACATATTAGAATTGGCTACGTTCGCTGGCGTGCTAAAGAAAGGAGACTAAATGAAACACGTAGTTTGTTTAGATTTAGATGGTGTTATTATCGAGAACCATGAAAGCAAGCCTGGGGAGCAGTATTTTAACATATTCCCACAGGACGTACAGTTAAGACCGGGTGTTATCCCTGCCTTCACTTTACTCAGGAATTTAGATGCAAGCGTCCATATTGTAACTAATCAGGCATGGATAACTCTCTTAGGTAAGAACAAGGAAGAGAGGAAACATCTTTTTAATGTGGATCTACTAAAAAGGTGTAGAGTTGTCCAGCTGCTGGGAGAATATGCAGAGATAATTCAAGATTGGTGGGTATCTACTATCGTAACTAACGATCCTATAAGGTCTCATGCCAAAAGAAGCGCTTTAGTGGCTATAGCGTTGTTAGATGCAAAGAAGTATAACGACTTTAGGCTAATATGGATTGGCGATAACGACTCCGATACACAGGCAGGGATAGACGCTAACAGCTGTTTAGAGGAGTCCGCTGATAAGGTATTATTGGTGCCCCGAGACCATCTTGAAACTGAGATCGTTGAGATGGAGCCGATTAGAGTGCCGCAGTCTATTCAATACAGAATAGTTCGTATAGATCACATTTCAGAAGCGGGAATTAAAGATCTGTATCAGGCTTTATTGTCTGTTATCGACGTAGGAGATGATTATAATGAACTTATCAACTAATTATGACGCAGACCGTGCGCGGAGACAAGAACAATGGGCAGAAGAATATAAAGCCAGAACGTCTAACTATTACAAAGAGTTAGAGGATAGAGGCATTAATACTTCTGCTGCTAATATCAAAAGAGAGGGTGAGCCTGTGGATATAGATTTTATATGGTGCAGGTTGGTTTTAAGGAGGGGTTAAAATGGAACTCACTACGGTCATAGAAAGCATGTTAAGAGAATATACCACAACGTTCAAAACTGAGCCTGATATATTAGACGAATATTTGCCGCTTATTAAACAGTGCGCAGATAAAGATGCCTATATAGACGCAAACGCAGACACTATAATGGTTAATTATCCAAGCGATGACGCTAGTATGCAGGAAAAAGTAGACTACTTCGCTAGTGTTAAAGAGAACAAAAGACTGATTGAGGCGCATTTAGAGGCTATTAACAAGGCTATTAAGGACATACAGAACGAGCTAATTATGTGGATGGAAACCAATCCTGTCAAGCAATTATTATCCACAGATGGCAAGTTGTTGTCTAAGGTGGTTCGCACAAATGCAAAAGTCATATCTTTACAGGCTCTTAAAGAGTCTTTGGGAAGGGAGTGGAGTAAATATGAGGGAGTTAACCAGAAGGCGTTAAATGCGCTGGTTAAAGAAATCAAACAACAGGCAGACGAGATGGACGTGAACCTAGACGACCTGCTGCCAGCTGGAGTCTCAGTCAGCCTTACAAGTTATTTATCCATGCGTAATGCCTCTACAGGTGGCGGGAAAAAGACAACTGATGAAGTGTCTGAGTTTTTAATGGATCTTATATTAGAAAAAGAAGAATAAGATCTCAAAAAGATCTTAATTTAGGAGGTTAAAATGGTTAGAAAAGCAGAAGTAAGCGAAGTGGAAGTAACCAACAAAGTTACTGAGGCGGTAGCCGAAAGGATACATACCGCGATAGAAAAGATAGAAACAATACAGAATAGAGACTACGCAGAAGAAGCTCTATCGTTCTTGAACGATCAACAGTCTTTACATGAATTTGGCTTCGTTAAGATGGCGCCGAATAAAGGGGCTACTTCCTTTGATTGCGGACCGGTAGGCACTATAGAGTCTCCTGTTGAGGCTATTATAATAGATATGAATCCGCAAAGAACCTTATGGCCTTTTGGAATTGAAAGCGCTGTAAAAGAGGTGCGTGAGTGGTCTAAAAGACCTATCTGTTCATCTAGGAACGAGTATGATGAACGGGGAAGTTTGCTGAAGGTTGGCTGTGTACGAGGCAAGGTGGCGGAGCTAGATGGAAACGAGCCAACTCAGGTAAAGTATCTTATCGAACCTCCGTTAGCGTGTGGCTGTACCTGCGCCAAATGCCAGTGGGCAGAATATGGAACAGCCTTTAGCGGAGCTGGGCAAGCGTGTAAAGAGGGGAGGTATCTACTTCTCTGGTTAGTAGAAGAGAAGTCTTTTGTTACATTACAGATCACTCCAGCAAGCCTTAAAAACTGGAACCAGTTTGATATCGGACTGCTTGGGAAGCATTTTCATTCAGTCGTGGCATCCTTCTCATCAGTTCCGTCTAGCATGAAAAGCGATGAGTCTATCAAATACTCCGCTATAAAGATAGATATAGCTAGATCTGGTAAAGAGCGTATATATACCAAAAAAGATGATTTTATTATGATGTCTGCTCCTATGATGTATCATAATAAGTCTATACCTATGGTTAGAGCTTATGTCTCAGAGTTTCGACAGTTAGAGCCTGAATTTGAGTATGATGCTGAAACTGGAGACGTTGAGTTCTAGGTAGCGAGTAGGGATAATGTTATATTGCTTACTAATATAACTCGCCGAGACCCCGCAAGTGGCGCCGATTAACACAGGTGGCGCCACTTTATTATAAGGAGCGATTAAAGTGAGTATAATAGAGTCCTTTGATAGTATAGATGATATGTTCAACGCTATGAGAGAAGATGAGATGGTTGCTGATAGTAAAGTGTCTGCCAAACAAAGGGAGATTGATGTTGGCGATGTTTTTATGAGACTGTATGCGCCAGATCTCATCATATACGGCAAGGTAGTAGCCACTCATAAAGAGAAAACCTTATTTAACTACCCATTCTGTTTCTGTTTTAGTGAGGCTTGCAAAGTTGGCGAATACGGAGATGTTCATAGGTCTGTAATGGTCTCCATTACTGCTCAGATATATGAAAATGCTAGAAAGATGTATGGGACACTTGAGCCTGATTATAACGGTCTGTTTCAATATGCAGAGGAGGATGGTTTGGTATTAGAGCGAGGTGATAAAGATTGAGAAATGAGCGCCCGCCAATTTCGTGGTACGGTGGAAAGCACTACATCGTGGATTATATCTTAGACCTTATACCCCCTCATACCTGTTTTGTTGAGCCTTTTGGAGGGTCTGGTATAGTTCTGTTTGGAAAAGATCCATCTAAGGTTGACGTTTATAACGATATTAATGAGTGGCTGGTTTCTCTTTATAGAATGATAAGAGATAATCCAACAGATTTAATTAACTATTTAGAGTGCGTTCCATATAGTCGGGCCGAGTTTGTCAAATATAAAATGCTATATGGAAAGACTCTCAGAGGAGAGGATGTAGGTTTATCTGTTTTAGAGAAAGCGGCTATGTTCTTTTTTCTTGTGAAGTCGTCTTTCAACTCTTGCCCTGGTTCTGCTTTTTCTTATGCGTCGACATCAAATAAAGCAAGCCCATGGAGAACTGCGGTAAGTTTAATACAACCAGCTCATAAGAGATTGCAAAAAGTTGTAATTGAATGTCTGGACTATCATGATCTTATAAGCAGATATGACTCTCCAGAAACGCTGTTTTATTTAGATCCGCCTTATGTGCAAAGCACAAGAAATTTATCATCTCAGGAGGTATATGATTACGAGATGGATGATGACGATCACGTGGAGTTATGTAATGTTGCTGCCGATATAAAAGGCATGTGTATTTTATCGGGCTATCATTCGGATATATATTGGGATATACTGATAAATGAGTTTGATTGGAGCTTCAAGGAGATCAAAGTTCATGCTTACAGCTCATTCAGAACAGATATGCCTACAAGCGAGAAGCCAGAAAGGACTGAGGTTTTGTGGTGGAACCCTCAGGTTAATGAAAGAACATCACAAATGAAACTATTTTCAACAATGGAGTCCTAGCAAGTTGTTGCTAACTCAAAAATTAAAAATTTTCGGAGGTATAATAATGAATCGGAAAGGGAAACGATCAAGATCAAATCGTGTATTAGTGTCTTTTTCGGCGAAAGAATATCATATTGTAAACGCCGCCACCCCCTATATAGGAGAAGGCAGAACGTCTTTAGGTAATCTATGCAGGAGAGCTTCAGTTCAGCTTGCTAAAAATACGCTAAGGGCTGTTGGTATTCTAGACCAAGTTAATAGGAATTTCGAGGAGGTATCTGTTAGCGTAGGTGAGCCAGAAGATCTAGAAGAGCTAGATGACGTAGAGGAGTCAGAGGATATAGAAGAGTCGGATACCGACGACCTTCTTGAAAGGACTATGCAAAATGTTGAATAAGGGTATTTTTTCATCTAATTATGATGAATGGTCTACGCCGCAGGATAGCATCTTTAGTCAAAGAGCTGGGCATATTATACGTGCCATACTTTGGGAGTAAATCGTGATGTATGAAGATTTCCAGTATGTAGATATGCACCGTGCCGTTAGAGATACCCACTATAAATGGTCTAGAGTTAATATATCTCAAGTTCAGAATATAGTTGATAAAATAAAAGACCAGTCAGACCATATATATACAACCATACAAAAGTTCGCCAGTTCGGAGCACATAGACGATGAGGTTGAGTTGTGTAATCTCCCGTTTGATTTTGACTGCGCTACCGATGTAGATCTGGCTAGGAAGCAGTGCGTGTCTTTAATAGATCATCTGATAGCTGTCTATAATATAGACATAAATCCAGATGAGATTATGGTCTATTATAGCGGTAATAGAGGTTTTCATGTTACGATCCACTATGAGGTATTTGATGCCCAGCCTATGGTTAGTATGATAAAAGTGTGGAGAATCGTAGCTGAACATCTTATTAAGGAGCTAAAACTGACAACAGCAGATAGGTCTGTATACACCAAACGGCGAGCATGGCGAGTGCCTAATACCAAACATGGCAAAACCAATCTATACAAGATACCGTTACGATATGACGAACTTCTTTTAGAAGTAGATAAAATAAGAGAACTGGCTATAAAACCTGCTGAGTGGTTGAATTTAGAGGAGGTGATATAGAATGGAACAGACAGAAGTGCACGATGCTGAGTATTATAAGAAGGCTTTTAATAACTCGCTTCACAACCTATACTACGAGTTTGATCAAATTTGCTCTGGCGCAAAAGATCTATATGGGATGAATTTAATGAGTACTTATAACACATCACGTTGGATTATTGCGTACTGGACTCAGCAGTTTACCATAGAGGCTGGTGCTTGGAGCGACAAGTTTAATCATAATGGCTCTCGGGCAACGTACTGTCCCGCAATAACAGAGTTACCAAATGTAAAACTAAGTAGGAGCTACCATGACTGGACTAAAACAAATATGGCAGGAGGCTTTGAGCAAATATGAAGCGTATACAAAAGAAGAAAATGTTATATACCACCCTGAATCTGATAATATAAAATTCGACACTCCTCCGCTTTGTATTAGGAGTTTGTTGGAAAGTGGCGTATATGAGTTAGGAACAAAGAACGCTATTCAATATAGGCTAGCGGCATATTTTAAGTCGCAGAATCTATCTCAACCTGTTGCAATCAGGTTATTAAATAATTGGGCAGAAAATATAACTCCCGATAAGACACATGAGATATTGAGTAATGGTCAGGTAGATCTAAAAACCATACAACAGCAGAATAGCTTTATATGCAACACGGTCTATAGTTCGTCTCAGTACGGTTTTAGTTGCGCTGGCATTAAACAGATACCTGGGGTTAAATGCGACACAGATTGCGAGCAGAGAGTAACGCTAACCAGAGTAACAACCTTATTTGAGGCTAGCAAGGCAGAGTTCAGGTATAAAAGAATAGCGGTAGATGTTGAGGTTGTAGGTCGTCGAGACGTCGTAAGAATTATTCCAAAAGAAGTTAAAGCACAGTGCAATGCGTCTATAGATAGTGCTAAATGCGTAGGGTGTTCTTTATACCATAGCGCAAGTGGAGTAACGTTTAATGTTACGGCAGGATCTCCTGGAATAATAAATTTTGTTGAGCCTTCTAATATGCCACTTTCTGCACGGATAGGAAAAATAGTAGGAATGAGTAGGAGGGAGTGCAATAACTGGAGTTGGTCTATAACAGAACAAAATTGCGAAACGATCTTTATAGCTCCTCGGTTAACTAACGAGGCTATTGGAGAAGATAGATATACAAGACAGGCTGTTTATCATATTGGTCATGGTATTGAAACAGCGCAGACTTATCGTCTGTCTGGCTACAGCCACGTATCCGATAAAGATGGGGACGTGATATTTGTGTTTGATAAGATAGATGAGCTAGCGGACTCTCTAACAGAGTTTGAGTGGAACGATCAAAAAGCAAAAGACTCTAAAGTGTTTCAACTTGGCAAAGGGCAGTCTATTAAGGACAAACTATCTGATATATCATTCGAGTTAAACCAGAACGTAGTAAGGCTATGGGGCAGAGAAAATATGTTGAAACTAGTCGACTTAACATTCCACTCTGTTCGTAGATTTTATTTTCAGGATAGACTCATTAAGGGCTGGTTGGACGTTTTAATCATCGGCGATAGCGGGCAGGGTAAGTCAGAAGCTATTGACCGATTCATGCAGTACTACCAGGCTGGATATTTAACATCGGCGGAGTCAATGACCAGAGCTGGGCTACTTTATGGAGTAGACGTAAAAGGGGAAGGGCCTCCTACTCTAATGTGGGGCGCGTTGCCTAGACACTCTGGACGTTTAGTTGTTATTGACGAAGCTAAAAAGATAATAGAGAGCGGCGACTTCGGTCTACTGACCAGAGCCAGAAGCTCTGGTATAGTATCGGTTGATACTATTGTCGGCGGCAGGGCCACGTGCGAGACGAGACTAATAACCATGAGCAATGCCGCAGATCGCCGTAAGATGGGAGCGTTTATGTTTCCAGTAGAATCCATACCAAATCTTATACCAGCCTACGAGGATATTAGAAGATTTGATATAGTTATGGGGGTGATGTCTAACGAGATACCAGACGAGGCTATACATAGAGACGTGTTAAATGTTGATAAAATAGAGACTAAATATACATCTGAGAAGTGTTCTAATCTATTATATTATATATGGAACTTAACTCCAGATAAAATAATATATGATCATCTTGTCCAAAAACGAACACTAAGTTTATCACTACAGATGTGTAAAGAATACTGCTCTGATATACCTATTGTTGAACCTGCAGATCAAAGACTAAAGCTGGCTAGGCTGGCAGTCGCAATAGCCGCTAGGATATATAACGTTAATAACAACGGGGATTTAGTTATAACTAATGAGTGCGTGGAAGAGGCTTATAATTTTATGAACGAACTATACTCATCTCCTGCGTTAGATTATTTGGGGTATAGTATGGCTAATGCGAAAATGGTAGTGTCTGATAAGGTTATTGAAGAACTAATATCATCATTTAAGACTCACATGTCTTTTGGTTATTACTGGAAGTCAATAGGTTTATATCTTACACATAATATATATGTTAAAAAGGGGGTGTTTGCGGCAGCTGTCGGTCTTGATAACAGCTCATCTGCTACGTGCCTAAACTGGATGGGCGCTAATATGTTAGCTAAAAATATCAAGAGTGATGTATGGGTTCTGACGGCAAATGGTGTTAAGTTTATAAAAACTATAATGCCTGTATTAGAGGATATTAGTTATAAGAAAGCCTCTGATGTGGGGGATATAGTAGATGGAGAATTTTAATATGTCTAGAAGAGAAGATCTTATTGGTACTATGCAAGAGTCTATTAATGCTATACAGATGTATATAGATGATGACGACCATGAAGCTGTTATAGAAGAGTGCGAGACTCTGTGTAATCTTATAGATGGTTACGTCGAGGAGTTCGGTCCTATAACATTCATGGTTGAGGGCGGAGGACCGATTACGGTGGCTAATGTTGGAACATATTTTGACGATAGATGTTTCAGATACTCTAATGAGCAGGGTAAAATGGCTGACCAGAGTCTGGATATGATTTACATTGAGGAGGTGTTAAATGAGTAACCAAAATCCAAAATTAGAAGGATCTAATCTTATAGATTGTATACCTGTTGGGGGCCCGTGCCCCAACAACTGCAGACCTTGTTATTATAATGAAGGTTTTTATCGTGATATTAATGAACCTTTACTGCCCACCCTGGAGGATGTGGGCAGTAAACTTGTCCGTGTTAATTCTGGCGGGGACAGTTCTGTTGATTTTGAGCGGGTAATAAAACTAACAAAGCAGTACCCGAAGAGGTTTTACAATACCAGTCTGCCTCATCACATACAGGACTTTCCCGCTCCAGTAGTTTTCACGTGCAACCCTAAAAATACTGGTTGGTTTTATGCGATAACAAATGTATCTAATCTAATGTATGTTAGAGTCAGAGTGTGTATGAACAATTATAACACCAGAGAGCTCGCTGTTAGATACTATACTGGTTTAAGAGTACCAGTTGTTTTAACGTTCTTAAAGTTCCCACTTCACTATGCTGTTGAGTTTAACGAAGTTTATGATATGTATTATAATGACTGCTATGAAACTAAAATTAGTATTACTAATACATACAAACAACTAAAACCCGAATACCGCGATAAAATACTCAACGAGTTCAGATATAACCCTCTGGTTCTGCAATGCGGATCCTCAGAGTCTCCATATTGCAAAGATTGTAATAACTGCACAAACCTATACGATAAATTTGTGGCAAAGGGGGCATTGTAAAAATGGAATACGCGTCTTTGCATGTTCCAGATTATGATACAGCCGTAGCCTATGCAACAATGGTAAATAGCTGGGTAGCTGAATTATTGGAGGATAATACATATATATATTATGGTATATCTACCGCAAGTGCTATATATAAATCTCACAAGGGGTATACAGTTATAATACAGTACGCTAGCGTCCGCGATCCTGTCTATCTAAAATACCAAATAACAAACGAGGGCATAATACCCATAAATATATGGTGCATATTTACCAAAAAACATATTATAGACCATATAAGAAATAGAATAATACCCTCAGCAAATATGTAAAAGGAGGTCATCATGGGACTACCCATTACTTTAGACCAGCAACATTCAGTTATGTTACAACTACTATCTAATCAAATATCGTCTCTACATGAGAGCTTAAACATGCTAGTATCTATGGTTGACTCTATGGTAGAAGTCAATTCCGATATACTAGAAATACCGCCAGACGAAGATGGCAAGATCAGAGACTTCTCATACAGGGTCAACCAGGGCATGGCTAAAAGGCAGCTACTGACGTTTTTGGCTAGAGCAGATAACAACAGGTCTCCAGACCTGCAGGTAGCCAGCCAACTTCAATCTACTGTGAGCCAATTAAAGCGAGCTATACACGACCATTTCGGTCAGGAGTTTCTGGATAGTATATTAAACATATACGAAGCGCATAAAGGAGGAGAGGGTAATGATAAATGGAAGGGATTAGTAAAGATATAGATCTTCAGGTGGCTTTTAGGGAGTTTTCAGAGTTGATTAGAGACGATGACCAGTTTTATCTTTGGATCATTCAAGAGAAAATGGGTCGTAAGCTGTCTAACATGGAGCTAGCTGGCTCTTTTATAAAAGAAATAACCTATAGACGTGCAAGCGCTAGATTCAAGGCGCTATACGATAAATTTAAGATAGCTTACGATACCCTAAAAGAAATAGATCCGCAAGAGAGTTTCTTTTGCAAGAATAAGACTGATAGGTTTGAGGAGGTATTTAATGACCAGCGTAGCCAGTCATAGAGTCCAGTATGCTAAACAAAAAGAGATAGGGCTGACAAAAAAATTGTCCAAGCTAGGCTACCGTATTATAGATCGAACAGGGGGTAGATATACTAAATGCGGGGATGTTCTAGTGGAACTGAATGGGAAGACTATTCGATTTGATCACAAGTCAACATCTAAACAAAGAGAGACCGTTCGGTTTGATTTTAATTGGTACTGGAAATTATATGATGAGTCCAAAAAAGACGACGCGATTAAAGGTATATTTTCAATACCAGTTATTTCGGTCTCCACATTTCAGTCTCGCATGATAGCGACTATGTCAACTGAGATATTTCAAGAGAACAATGCGTCTCTAGTTATTCATTGTAAAGAAGATCAAAAAGGAGTTACGATCAAATCTAGCGATATAAGAGATGTCCCTGTAATTAAATGTGGCGACATTTATATTGCTAGGTTAGAGGTATTAACGTCTGCGTTAAAATCTATGTAATAAGTAATGACAGAGTCATAAGGAGGTTATAATGGGAGATACAAGAACAACACTAAGGCTATATGGCAGTCGTCGTAGTGGAAAAACTACAATACTAAAGCTGATAGACGCTAACTATACAGACAAGGCAAACAGGCTATATATTGTTGGCAAAGATCTACAATCGTTAGGCCAGATACGAGGTCATATATACGATCTAATTATTGTTGACGAGGCTAACTTTATAGATGACCAGTTAATAGCAGGTCTACATGCCTGTCTAAATATAAACAGAGGGATGATGATATTAGCTTTTTGCGAATGATCACTCCCTCTTCTTTCTAGTCGCCTTCCCCGCCGTTGGATTAGCTCTGCTCTCATTAACAAATTTTATTCCGAACAACTCCAGAGGGGACTTCTCACCCTCTGCGACCGCTATTACCTTTTGTGCCACATTGCCTGGGATCCATGTCTCAAAAGGACCTTCTGGGTTCTTATTAAACACAAAGGCTGTTCTCAAAGGCTTTAACAGATTCGTTAATGATGTCCCTTGTCCAGACGCCATAGGTCCTAATACGTCTTGTATTTCAGACACTATAGCCTGTGATAACATAGATAACCCAGGCCACGGCGAGGATAAATAAGGAGCTCTACTATTATCTCCAGTAACCATTCTTCTAGCAGATTCTGTTAGAGTATATGTTGGAGACAAATAACCTATATCAACTCCATTCATTCTAGCCAGATGTGCCGCTGTTTCCATCATAACTATATGTCGCATTATAGCGGTTCGTTCCATAAAATTCATATTGCCCATAGGAGATACCCCGTCGTGAGCCCATCTAAATAAAGACGGCAAATAATTCGCAAAATAATTTAGAGGCCAGTTAGAATACTGAAATAGTGTTTTATTCATAGGGCTCCATAAAAATTTTGGTAAGTCCCACGCCGCAAAACTAGACTGCGTTCTTTGGGCTATATCATCAGCCTGTCTAATTTCATACTTAAAGTAGCCGCCTTTGACAGCATTATTAACGGACTCCCAGAAATTGTGACCACTACCGCGACCGGTATATCCAAATTCTTTAAGTATCTCCAAACTCTTCTTATTCTTGGCTATTTGTTTATACATGGCTCCATTAAAAGCGGTAGATGTAGTCAGCCACTTCTCACCAAAACGGAACATCCAAGAGGCCCCGCTTTCAATCTTGGTTAAGGCATCTATATCCAACTCGTAAACATGGTGTCCTTTACCAAAGACCATATTACTTTTTTTCATTAACTCTTTCCCGCCAGTGGTTGAGATGGATCTCAATCCCTCTATGGTTGCCTTATATCCGATAGCTGGGATGTTATTTAATATAGAAACAGAATTCTTGAGCGCAGACGCCACATTACCTCCTAGAGCCAAAAGGTTGGCTCCTCGTCTATACGTGCCTAATATTTTACGAGTAGCCATCTGTCCTTCTTCTACTCTAGTAGACTTGAATACCCTACCTATGCCTGGATTCCATATATGTTTCGCTATCCCTTTGCCAACCCATTCTTCTACAGCAGCTTCTTTTTTAGTAGGTATGCCTCTAATGCCCCTATTAATCCAGTCCGTTACCCAATCTATAAGATGATCGTTACCAGTCATACGAGCCAGTTCCATAGTGCCTTCATAAGCGGGCTGCATCATAAATGCGTTAGTCTCATTATGCAAGACAGCTCTAAAAGCAGTGTCTGCGTTCTCAATCAGACCTTCTCTTTTGCCAACTCTGTGCATAAGTTCTTTTATATCTACTTTCTCTGCGGCAGCTCCAGTTTTCTCAAAAAAGTTCGCTATAGCCTCTAGCTCTGAAAATTTAGCGGTATCTTCTGATACCTTAGCGGCTGTTAATTTCTCAACATCACTTACAGACGTAGCGCCCTCTACTGCTTTAAGATAAGCTGCTAATTTAGCATCATCTAAATCTTTGGCGCTTGTTATATCAACACCTATTTTATGAGTTATATAACTATTTTCATAAGGAACAGCGCCCTTTGGAATCTCTTGTCCGAAGAGTTTGCCTCCCTCAAAATAATCCTCTCTCCTATATAGTTTCCCCTGACGAATACCTAACTCTGCTAACTCATCAAAGGTATGTCTTAAAAACGCAGCCGCGTTCTGTTCGGCGACTATCTGCCCGGGAGTAATTTTGCCTGTCTTAATATCTTCTGCAGTTTTAGAAATAAACCTCCATTCGTCGTCAGTTATCTTGCCGCCGTGAGGACGTGCATCTAGCGCTGATTGAGCCATCTCTCTGGTGATATTTGGATTATGAATATCTATCCCATCGGTTGCCAGAAATATATTTCGCAGGGTAGAGTTACTACTATCTTTGGGGTATACTGTTTTCGGATTTAACCCAGCATCCTTGATAAAACCTCCCCATTTAACCTCTTTATCATATATATATCTACGTGTCCCCCATCCAGCGTTAGACATGTAGTGATATGTATTCTCTGCACCGAACCTTTCAAGAACATATACAGCAGGGGAGAACTCTTTAGTAGTTAGCCATACGTTCTTGCGTCCTTTAGATATATTCTCCGCTATCATCTCAACGGTATCGAATACTTCAGCAAACTCTTCTGGTAGAAGTTTAGATATATCATCTGTAGTTCCGTTGCTTACAGTTCTTGATAACTTCTTAAGATCTAAAACGTCTTGTAACTGGATAGGACCTTCCTTGCCCATAAAAGACGATGAAAACGCTCTAACGTATTCTTCTCGGAGGGCGCGGGTCTCTGCCGTATTATCTGCAAAGTATCTCCCCCTCTCCGCCAACTTAAGATCCCATTGAGATTTATCAAGTCTACTCTCTGCTAAAAACCTCTGCTTCTCCATCAACTCTTTTTGATTCTTTAAGAACGAGGCGGTATTATCGTCTACCATATTGTCGACTGTATGTTTTATAATATATTTAGAGTCTACATCAGATAGAATTTTCTCAACATCAGGCGCCACTTCTTCTATAACAGTCTTTGCCTCAATCTTACTAGGATAATCTATTCCATAAAATCTTTTAGCAGTCTCGTCAACAGTCTTTGCCTCAATCCTACTAGGATAATCTATTCCATAAAATCTTTTAGCAGTCTCGTCAATTTTAGGAGCAACTTCTTCTATAACAGTCTTTGCCTCAATCCTACTAGGATAATCTATTCCATAAAATCTTTTAGCAGTCTCGTCAATAGCGCTATAAGTTGCATAGTTTTTGACAGCGTTATCATATAACATATTATATTTATTAAATTCTTCTATGTTTTTAACAGCGTTATCATATAACATATTATACCTATTAAGTTCTTCTATGGCGCCATTTACTTCCTGTTGTACCAGTTTTACTAGAGCGGGGTCGTGTCTAATAGGCGATACTATGTCTAGATTTTCAGGTACCTCTCCCCAGTATTTCTTAAAATAAAACCTAACGACATCATCTTCTGTTAGCGGTATTTTAGGGTCTATATGCAAAAACTGCTTTAGAGCAGATGTAGTATTGTCAACGAAACTACCACCAGTTCTTATTTTAGCGGCTTTGTATAGACCTTTTATGGGTCCTGTAACTTTTGTTGCAACCACTATAGCAACCGCTCCTTCTGCAACCATCTGGCTCGTTATATCTATAGCGGTAGAAAATATATTGATACATAAATGTTTACTAGCTTCTCTTCTAGCAATCTCATTTGCAGGGGCACCCATAAAAAAAGCACCAACGATGTCAGGAGGGCGCCTCATTACCTTTCCTGTATATCCCTTTACCATAGCGTCTTTGAGGGAAGTAAAAGGGTTAGGTCCCGCTTCCTCTAACTGCTTTCGCAGACCAGTAGGCGGCTTATTGCCTCTAGTATAGAGAGGAAAGTCCGTCTGATACATAGAGTAGTATATAGCATTGGAGATTGCGTCTCCAGTAGATACCAATATAGATGCGTATTTAACTACGTCTTTAACGTTCTGCCACGTAACCCTAGTATTAATAGAGTCGTGCAGTTCTATCATTTCTGCTGCGCTAGGGACTTGAGTTAGTCTATAGTTAGGTTTTACAATAGGAGTTGCCGTAACTGGTTGAATAACGGCACCTGGTTTATCATAGAATTCACTGAATCGTCCTCCAGTTGGCTGCGTCGGCGATACAATGGTATTTTCTGGTTTATCAAAGAACTCACTGAATCGTCCTCCCATACTATCGCCTCCTCGCCTTGTCTCTTATGGCTTTTAGTACCTGTTGAGACACTCCATATTTACGCATTATCTCTCCTGTGCGAGTACTTAATATATTAACAACCTCTTGATCGGTTTTGCTCTCAATCAACATACCAAATTCATTCCAACTATCAGGCAAAGGAGCCTTTCTTGTTGGCTGTTCTGTTGTTCCGTTTGTTCTAGGTATAAGAACAGGCAGCGGCTCTGACTCCAATAACTCTGGAGCGTATATTCTATAAACACTTTTCTTATATCTCTCAATCTCCTCTGCTTGTCGTTTAATTCCATCTAGCGCAGACGTCGGTATCGTTGATATGATCTGGCTCTTATCAACTGGAAGGGTAGGCGCCTTTGTTGCGGTTACCTCCCAATCTTTTTTGCTACTTTCTGGCAATCTAGCAACATATTCATCATAGGTCATCCACTTATCTTTCACGGTCTTAAAGTCTCCGTCCTCATTCATTAGATCTTCTTTATAAACATATACATCTATATTCTTGCCCTTCTTTGCCAAAGTAAATCCTGAAAGTTTAGTTAGGTTGCTAACGTTCTTCTTTGCATCGTCGCTGGCTTTTTTATATTTGTCCTTATTAGCCACTGCCTCGTTTACTAGAGCCATTAATTTGAGATCGTCTCCGCTCAAATTCTCAATATCCGTAGAGGATATACCCTGAACACCCATCTTCCTGAGGTTATCTACAAGATCGTCATATTTTTTAGGTATAGTCCCCAGAGCATCAACTGCTTTAGATTCTCGTTTATCGCCAGCTTCTTGTATCCGTAAATTTAAGGCAGCCACTCTATCTTCGTGTCTCCACTCAGCCTCTTGCGCCCTACCTGCAATATCACCAGATACACGTTGACGCTCTAATTCTATCATCTGAGTTCTGTATCTAGTCTCTTCTATTCTGCCAGACGCTGTCTCTGCTAATTTCTTCTCACTCATAACTGTATCTGCGGCTAATCCAAGGGCCTGCATTTTCATATTTTGTATACCTATGCGCTCTCTCTGCTGATATTCTGCGAAAAACTGTATAGTTTTCGCTTCCATCTCTTTCTTGGATATTGCCTCATCTATCTCCTTCTTTATCTTCAGCATGGTTACATCGTGCAGCTGGCTGCTAGCCAGAGCGGCTTTGCGTTCCTCCAGATCGTCTATGTGCATTTTTAGCTGTTGGTCTACTTGCTTGTTGGTTATATCTATCTGCTCTTGCTTCAACTGAAATTCTCTATTCATAGAATCTCTTTCCTGTTTTACTTTCTGTCCTCCAGCATAGCCAGCCACCGCTCCACGCAATATGGATAAAACGTAATCAACAGGCTTATCTGACCTATTAGAAACTCTATATGGAACTACCGCCATTTTATTCACCTCCAATATATCTTTTCATTATATCGTCAACGTCTGCATTTGGAGCCCACAACTCTGAAAGCATTTTAGCCCAATCTGCAGACGTATTAAGTTTCTCCGACATACCCAACACCCCCTGTATTGCTGGAAGAAAATATATATCATGCGCTAATTCGGATACAGTAGCTTTGCCCGTCGACAGATCGTTATAATACTGATTAAAATACGCCTCCATGTCAACCGGTTCGGGTTCTCGTGTAGCGGGCATAGTAGGTATTATAGGAACCTGGTTCTTATATGGATTAACTCTTTCCTGTAACGGCGGTCCTGCAGGCATTTCTGTTAATTTAGTGGGCACTATCGCAGGAGCTAACTGATTCTGCGCTTCAACGTTACTCGGAGCCAGTTGCGCCTCTGGGATCTCAGGCTCTACCGCATAAGGAATATCTGGAGGAGTTATACCTGCCTGTGATGGTTGCCCTCCACCGAATTTATTACCTATTGTCTTATTCCAGTATTCTGGGTTTTGTCCATATATAGAAGCAATTCCCCCAACTAACTCTCCCACAGATTCTGCGCGACTCGATTTAGCATTAGCGTCCAGCTGTGCCTGTCTCCATGCCCTTTCTTCTTCTGTAGATACATTAAACTGATACGCTTGTAGCGCATGTTCTGCTATTGCATTTGTTATAGCGGCCTGGGTCTTTTCAGATAAACCTGATATGGCTTTCATTCTAGCGCCACTTGCATAACGACCTGCACCACCCCACTCTTGATTGAGTAAAGCAACATTACCTCTCTCAACAGCTAACCCTTGCTCTTTAATAGTCCGTGATACAGTTGCAAGAGCTTTAGCAGACGCACCTGCGGATTTTCTTGCGTTAGCCTCTAATTTTTTTCTCTCTTTTGCTTCTGCCGATCTACTCCACCATCCAGTAAGTCCACCATAGATAGCACCTAGACCAGCGCCTACAGCAGTGCCTATAGGACCAAATGCGGTACCAACAACTGCCCCGCTTGCGGCTCCTGTTCCAACCGATAAGGCTGATTCTCCAGATACACTAGCCATTATTTACTCACCTTCTTTTGCGAATTTCCATTTTGCAAATTCTTTTCTCTACTAGGTTTCCACCCCGTTCTCCTCAACGTGCCATAAATATAAGCGTCTCGTTTAACCCCTGTCAGACCTTTCTTCCTAGCCTGTTTTCTCAACTGTTTTTCTAATGCTTTTGGCATTTTATATTCCTTTCACAATACCTTAATTTCTTTCAATTTACTATCATATTTCAATCATTTTTTGCTTTACCATATCAAATAAGCAATTATAAAATTGATTGCTTATATTGACATATAGAAAGGTTTTTTTGTTATCATTTTTCCATTATGTCAACAAGTTCATTTCTTATCAAATAGTCTGAACGGATAAAGTAGCGCCCGCACAATTCCTATTATTAATTTAGTCACAAGAGAACCTAAAAGCCTAAACATTACTTTGTTTCACCACCAAATATCCATTCTGCTCTAATATATACTTAAACTCTAAAAGAGTTGTTTCTCGCCACTGATATAAAGCGGGAACACCGACTCTCATATTTACAATCTTTACTATATCGGTATCTCTTAGATACACCCATACACGGTTCTTGGTAATAGAATCTTTACCATCTACCATAAAGAAACCATCTTTGTAGTCTAGTATTCTACCAGAGCCGCTAAGTTCTCTGGCTCCCATTTTCAGATAAAACTCAACCTCAGCGCCATCATAATTTATTCTTTCAGACTCAGGTATATTCACGATTTTAGACCCCTTTCGTATTCTAATTCTCTCTCAAAAGCTAGCGGAGTTCCCCTGTCAGTATACAAACAATTAGGACAAAACCCAGAGCTTTTAACATGGCGGGGGCAGTAGTTTATCATGTGAGCGTTGTCCATATTAACCGAACCCAACCGTCTATCCATCATTTGCCCTCTATATCCATCATTAGTAGATGTTCTTAACATAATAGACAAACTACTCATTACGGCTTCCTCCTCTCTATGCTAGTTATATCGTGCCACTCTTCTGGCTCTTCTGGTTTAACAATAGGAGCCTTCCGTTCTCTTAGTTCAGGCGGACCTATTATATGATGAATAACTGGAGTATCATCTAGGGGTAATATCTCTGTAATATATTTTGTCATATCTTTCATAACACTATCCCCTAAATGGAGCTTGCTAGATATATATTTATACATTCTCTTAACCAGAGACTCTGATATATTAAAATCGGTTTCTAGTTGTTTATTGTAGTTCTTTATAACGCTCTCTGATAGATTAAGTAGCTCTGCGAAAGTAAAGTTCATAGACATCCGTCTGGCTATCTCATCAACCAGCGGTAGTATCTCCTCTGGAGTTTTAGTTATTTGTTTTGTAATAGAGTCTGTGATTGTAAACGGATCAGATAGCGCCTTATTAAAACTCTTCACTAACGTATCTGTCAGATAAAGTGATATATAGGGGTATAAAGATATGTTTTTAGCAAGAACGTCCCCTAGTATTAGGTACTCTAACTTTGATAGTACTATCTGTTTTGTAATAGAGTCTGTAATTATAAAAGGATCTATAAGAGCCTTATTAAAACTCTTTACCAACGTGTCTGTCATATAAAGTGATATATAGGGATATAAAGATATGTTTTTAGCAAGAACGTCTCCTAGTATTAAGTGCTCTAGTTTCGATAATGTTATTTGCTTTACTACCGAGTCTGATAAATGGAGATAGTCGTGAGCGTATATGTCTTTACTTGTGCCCTTGTATATATAATCTGTTAGGTGTAATAAATCAAAGAAAGAGATTGTTATATTCTTTACTATACCCTGGGTTAGTAGTAATGTTTCATTAACAGGCTTCTCTATATTCTTAATAACAGAGTCTGAGAATGGTATATAATCTGATATAATAGGCTTCTCTATATTCTTAATAACAGAGTCTGAGAATGGTATATAATCTGATATAATAGGCTTCTCTATATTTGTGGAAACAGACGTTGTTATATTTAGTATGTCCGCTAAAGAGATTGTTATATTCTTTATTATATTCTGAGTTAAAAGTACCGTCTCTTGAACAACTTTGGTAATAGTTTTAACAATGGACTCTGAGAGAGATAGAGATTCTGTTGGGTAGAGATAAGATGTTCCACCTGTCAACTTATACCACAGTTGAGTTCCGAGTGGTTGTACTGTAATACTTGTATATGCAGAAACCCTACCCCTAATCCAATATTCCGTTATACCATTAACGGTACTTGACGCCATTCCTACAGGGATCGTAATCTCAAATATTCCAGTCCCTGCAGTCTTAAAATCGAGAAACTGGTTGTCTTTTTGAACAACATTACCAACTGGTATCGTTTCCCAACTATCACCATCCCAATACTCCCAAGTTATAGTCCACGTTCCCGCACCAGCAGTTCCAATATTAATAGTATATATTATAGAACTGCCAGATATTGACGGGATACCAATATAAAAGGCATCAGTAGTCCCTGGTGGAAAAACCAATAACTTAAAATCATTTGCTGTTGCATTGTTCGCAGGAGTTGTATAATCTGTCCATTGAACAAATGGATTAATATCTGACCATGAACCGCTAACCTTTTTATATACATATCCCGGAGGCGTATAAATGCTCGCATATAAAATACTATTATCACCACTACAACATAAACCATACCAACCCTTATCTACATTGCCTGCAGGTTGTTCCTCTGACCAATTTGCGCCACTATTAACACTTAAAAATAATCTAGTAGTGTTGCCTGCCATCATTACGGAACCATCGTTACTAATATCTACGTCCATCCAGTATTTATTAACCGCTCCCGCTGGTTGAACTTCTGACCAATTCGCCATTGAATCGGTAGTGATATATAATCTTCCATCACCGCCGTCTAATGACTGACCTATTATGATATGGCTTGCATCACTATCACAATCAACATACCACCAATGCCTGTCAGTATTACCATTAGGTTGGGTTTCGTTCCATGTCGCAAAGGTATCACTAGAATACCAAACTCTTGTATGCTCCCCACCTACAATAGAAAATGCCCCATCATCACTAATGGCACAGCCTTGCCAATAGGAATGGGAAGTGCTACCGGTGGGATTTCTTTCTGTCCAATTAGTTCCAGTATTGATAGATGTATATACATGACC